CTCCGTTTCGATCGGAGGTCTTGAACTGAGTGCTGCAACAGGCGAGAGTCTGGATGCACTCACAATCGGCAGACTCTGCCGTGTGCCGCTCCCAGAGTACAATACGACAGTGACGGAACGGATCGTGGAGTTAGCATGGAGAGACTGCATCATCTCGGAAGAGCAGGTGCAGGTAACACTGGCCAACGAACTGCGGACTATCCAGTCGGTACTGTATGAACTGACCAAGAGTGGTCACACTGGCAAGAAGAGCAACACGTCAAAGGATTGCGACTTGCATGAGCAAGAGGAACACCTGGAAGAGTTCGACAACGCGGATATCTGGGTCAATCGCGACTCGGTCTGGGCTGTTTGCGGACAGTATAACGTAATCACAGACAGCGACGGCAATGTGCACCTGCAGATCAAAGACGGCGGATTCCTGGAGGTCCAGCGTGATGGCGTATACGAAACTGTCGGCACATCTCAGGCCATTGCGGAAGTCAACAGTGTCGTCACCAACACTATTTTGGGATCTGCGCTCTGGACGCAGCGGAACAATATCACCGGAGTTGTCGGCGAGTTTCAGGTGGTTGAGGAAACGGATCCGGACACCGGGCAAACTGTCAGACATCTCAAAGTCATCTCCGGCGGCGGCATGACGATCCAGCGCAACCAGACCGAGTTTGGTCTCTGGGATAAGGGAAACCTGGACGGCGGCGTGATGGTGAACCGAATCAATGACGATGAGGTCGAAGTCCAGATCAAAGCTGCCAGAGTTAACCTGGGCGCATATGCTACGGTCGGCCAGCTCAATGCTGTATCCGCAGAAGTCCAGAATATCACAGGTGGCACGATTGTTGAGAATTATGTCGGCGCAAAGCTGGTTACAGGCACCACCGTCACCGCAAACAAAACATTCACACACGACGGCGACACGATCTATAAACGCGCTATGCGCTGGACCGCCGGCGGCGATGTGATCGCCACTGTGCACGCGCTCGGAGACACAAGCAGCATCGTCCTGAATCACTCACACGCGCTCACCGTGGACTCATCCGGTGTGGTCACTGTCGGAGACGCTCAGACAGCAAGCGGAACTTTTAACATAGCCGATACCGCATTTCACAAGACCCGCGTGGCATCGGCGTGGAATTCCGGGGGTGCTACTGCATACGCTGATCAAAGCAGCCAGTACGCTCCATATGGCGGGTCTGTCGTTATTAAGATTAAATATAAAGACCATGACGGCAAAGAGCAGGACACAGGCAGAAGCGTGACCATTTGGAACAGCAACTGCAGCCATACTTTCACCGAACAAACTTTTACCAGCAATGGAACCTATTATGCGTCGACTAATGGACACAGTGGATACAGTAAGGTCGTCGTGAGTGTCAGAACAACAAGACACACCAACTGTGCTGACTCGCTTACTAAATCCGGCACGCATGCTCTGATGTATGTCCCGGATGCCAGTGGCATCACCATAACAACGAAGGTTAAAAACATCAGCAACGCGAGTCGCGTATGGTACTATCGCGGATCCGACCAGGATCTGTTTACTGCATATACTTAAGTATATCTATCAAAGGAGCGGAAAAGATGAAAAATGTATCTGTTGTACTGGCTTATCAGGCACTCGAAAGACTCAAGGAGCAGCCCATGAATCTGCAGAGCAGCTATCAGCTCCTCAAACTGATGCAGAAACTGCATGAAGGGTATGCACTTTACAGTGCTGCGGAGAAAAAGTTGATCGAGGACATGGGCCTGATCGAAAAGGTGCAGGACGGCCGCATTGTTTTTGGATCCGGCCCTGAAGCCGTCGAAGCGGCGAAAAAATACACAGCCGAGCATGATCAGCTGGACAACATGGAGAGCGAGATTCAGCTGGACCACAAGATCAGGATCACCGATACAGTCAATATTAAGATCAATATGAAAGATCTGTGCGCCCTGGAAGATTTCGTCGATTTTGCAGGCCTGGAGGAGGGATGTGCTTGTGACGAGGGTTGTTCTTGCTGATGGTACAGTCATCAACGACTGCACCATTGGGATCACTGCGAGCGGCATCTGGGTCAATGCCAGAGGGATGGACATTGTGCGAGCGGCACAGCTGTTCAGCGATCCTGTGCTGACTCAGGCCATGCGGTTTGAATACGGAGACATGTATGACGAGGTGAAAAATTTCACACAGGTCTCCGTTTTCAATTGCGATGATCCGCAGGTTATCAGAATCAGATTGGTGGGCGGCACCGTAACAGGTACCGGCTGCCAGATCGAAAACTAAAACGGAAAGGAAGATGCACATGGTTAGAATCCTCAGTCAGACATTCCCGTTGACTCCCGAAGGCATCGCTGTCGACGGTGCCTATGTGATCGATGCTGCTGGACTCAGCACCGACACCAAGCCTACCGGCGCGACGATCGCTACTGGCAGCACGTTCATGGAGGTCGACACGGGCAACGTGTTTTTCTACAATGAGGTCAGCCAGACCTGGACAAAGGCAGGTGGTAACTGATGGCAATGAGTACAGGTAGAGTCGTCGCCCTGATCCAGGCAATGGACGGCGGCGCGGATCCGGCTGTCATCGAGGCGGCTGTCCAGGACTGGTTGGACGCACATCCTGAGGCCACGACAACGGTGCAGGATGGATCCATCACAGAGCAGAAACTTGCCACTTCCATCGCTCAGAAACTGGGCCTGATTAGTTCGCTTTCTGACGAGATTGACACTATTATTGATCCGGGTGATAGACAGACAAATCTCAGAAATAATTTGATCCATTTCACTGGTGCATATATTACAAGTACCGGAGTAATGACGGCATCATCAGCGTGGAAAGCCTTTATACTATTTGTTGATGAAATTAAGAATTTTGATTCACTTGTGTATTCTGCATATTTTGCATCAAGTGGACGTAAACAGATTGCTTTCTATTCATCACTGAATCCAACAAATGACACATATATTGACGGTGTCGCTTTTCTTTCTGGTGATCAACCGTCGGTGCTTACACTTAACATTGCAGATATTCCAGCTAACACAAAAGCAATTTTGTTTACAAATCTCACATCTGGCGGAGAACCGACTATTTACGGTGTGAAAAACACGAACAATGTTGAGATAGCAAATAATGATGCTTCAGAATTGCTGAGTGATTCAGAGAAAGCAGAAAGAGCAAAATTTGATGGAAGATTCAATTATATATGCTATTCCGACAATGGTGCTAGCGGTGGAATGTCTGTCAATACGGAAGAAATGTATACATGGGCAGCTAGACATGATTTTGTAAGTGTTAAAGGCGATGTTAGAATCTCGTCTGATGGTGAACTTGTCATGTGTCACGATGCCGGATTTACACTGGATGCCGAAGGACATGTTACTGCATACAACCCGTCGAACAGTGTAAAAATTAATACACTCACATATGCAGAATGTATTGCATTGACGCATCCAAACGGTCAGCACATCTGCGGAATTGATGCATTGATTCGCACATGCAAAATGTATGGGAAAATTGCCTATATTACGATTAGAGATGGCGATATCTATCAGATTGTACCAAAGCTGTTTGAAAGTCTTGATAAATACAACATGAGAAATAATGCCATCATCAATTCTTTTACATATATATCATTGCAAATTGCCAGAAAATATGACAAGAACATTATGTTGTCGTGGGTACAAACAGCCAACCATGTAATTACAACGGATGACGTTGATAATGCTGTACTTCTTGGAAATGCGTTTATTTGTGGCTATGACTATGGGAACGGGTCACCTACTAGTATTACCAATCAATCTGATTCAGTGTTGGCATATGCAAAATCGAAAAACGTTCGTATCTATGAAGCCATTGTTACAAGCGATTCACAGCTGAATCAGCTTTATGATAAGGGCATTTCTGGTGCACAGATTGAATACATGCCAGCATGCCTTGTGTATTAACATTTGAAAAGATTGTTAAACACTATAACACCATAACCATTTGACCAGATCATACAAAAAAGGGGAGGATTCATTCCTCCCTTTTCTCTTCATTGATTTCGTTCCAGCCACTCG